GAGATCCAAAACAAAACCATTTGTCATTGATGTACCATTTACAAAAACATTATAAGCCAAACCTGCAGGGGCTTGCTCATGTACTTGATGACGAACAACACCACTTGATATAAACTTGCTATTCATAGCCGGTTTTATTTCTGTCATCCCATCTGTACCATCACCATCAAGCAAACTCTGATGTATCATAGACCACTGAAAAAATAATGTACAAGGACGTAGTATATCAAATGTGATATTTGTATGAGGTATGTAGGCTCGTGGCTTGCTCGACCCACTTGCACCTGCACGATCTGTTATCCACCTTGAACAATACGATAAGTTTTCCAAGAAAGAACCATTGTTTTTTCCACCAAACACACCAGAAACATTAACAGATATATTAGGAGTTGGTTCATATCGACCCTCCATTATATGATGAGTGTCTATCCACTGACCTGTTGCAAAATCAGAAGCAGATAACTTGGCTTGTTTCTTTTGCATCGCATCAAGATTAGAACGAACATCAGATGCATTGATTATTTCAGATGCCGCCCACGTTTTGGGAAATGTAATACTCATTGTTTCCTCATTACCAAATATGACATGTCGCTTCTAGAGATTGTATTTTGTTGTGCTGCACCTGTATTGCGTTCAAGAACCCAACAGTTTGTATCAGCAGCAGATAAGTTTTGATAACCTGGCGATAACAAACCACGAATCTGTAATCGTAAACCATGAATATTTAAAGTAGATGGAGGAGAATAAATCCAATCTCCATATCCAGTAGAAGGATGTGTAGCCAAAACTCTAGTGGCTGAAGCCGATGTATCATACAATACAACTGTATGAGGAACAATGGTACAACCATACGTTAATAATGTTCTTGCATTATTGGGTATAGACATATCTCCTTGATTAGGAACAGGTGCCCAACTACCACCGGAATCTTTATACTCCAACCAAATCGCCCAAACACAACCATTTTTATCAACATCATTTACAGGAACATCATCATTAGCAGTTGTTTGATAATCAAACTGCCAATACACTCGTATTACATCAGCATTTGTAACTGGTTGAAGGAATAACCATTCTTGTATATTTACAGCAGGATCTGAAGAAGGGGCTGCTAATGTGTTTGCTGACACTGTTACTGGAGTACTCTGGCTGTCTTTTGCTGCTGCAACCAATATAACACCACTCTTTCCAGTAGCATTGTTCAAATCAAAAGCAGGTTGGTCTAGACCCTCATTGCGTACATTGTCTCCATCCATTGGAAATGCAGCATTGGCTTCAGTAAACTGTTGGTTCAACTGAGTCGAAGACAATGCCGAACCCCGTTTGATTGGATCTGCATTTGTTATTCTGCTCATCTCCATCTCCCAATAAACATGTGTTGCATCGATAACAATGTAAACAAACATCGTGTATTTTCTGTAGCTCCAGCACCAACACCAGCAGCCTGTACAGTAACCGTATTGGGAGAAGCAGTTATCGGAACATCACAAACCATGCGATATGTCGCTGTAGCAAAAGGCATTTTGTGTGCTGTACAAACTTCAACACCATCGAACAACAAACGAATCGATGTGTGCTTCGTACTCCCACGTTGTGTATTATAAAGGTTATTGTACAGGTGAAAAGAGAACTCCCAATGCAACATACCATCTTTCATATCAGACAATGAAAACTCATCTACTGTTACCCATCCACCACCATATGTATTGTATGTTATTCCACGAAACTGATCAGCGGAAGCAACTATAGAAGTATCAGCCAATGCTGTATTGTCCCCACGACGAAGTATGTTCACATAATGAAATGCTTTGTCTTTGGTTTGGGTTTCATCAAACTGATTGACAGGAGTCATGGTACGGTCTATGCCACCATTCAAGCTACCCTTCATCGTGTTGTAGCCTTGATTGAACTGCTTGTAATCTGTTATCGCATTGTCACGAGGATACGCTTCTGTCCACTTCTTGCTCATAACTTCTTGCCCTTTATAATGCGTGTCCCAGATGCAGTATAATCAATCGCATACCCAATCACATGCATATCTGCTGCTGTCTCTATCATAAACTGAAACCAACTGCATGCTTGTGTATATATATCATAACGTAACATTGTAACCAAAGGCTCTTGCCAACTATCCATACCATCCAACTGGACCACATTGTACACCGGTTGATCTGCTATATCAGCTGGCTGCTGTCGCAAGGCTTGGGAAAGATGGGGTTTTGTATAATCATAATCTGTAAAAAACTTCAGAGGAATGTCTTGGTTTCCTCCTGTTGCCATATAAAGATACACACCATGTATCTTCTTCTTTACTGATGCATCACCCATATCCAACCATGCTGACCGAAGAATAGATGTTGAAGGAGGAAAATCTACCGTTGTGTCTTCACGTTTTGTTTGGCCAGCTGCACGTCGATTCGACAATACCATAATCCCATGTTGGTCGTTTGATGATGCAGCAGTATCAGACATGCCAAACATTACTTCACCTGTAGAACTTACAACCATCTGACCCATAGGAAAATCTCTTGTAGACCAACTCTTCTTGTCTGTATGATACACCAAAACCATATTGTTGACAGGACTTCCATCTACAGGAAAAGAAAAGATTAACTCTCTTCTCTTCTTGCTGTATACACCAGATGCTTTTGCCAATGCGTCTACATTTACTCTGCTAAACAAATCGCGAAGGTGAGGTGTAACATTTTGTACATTCGGACTATCACTGTAATCCAAGTTGATATTGACACTGTACACACCATCAAAAGATAAAAATACAACGCCAAGACCAGGGGCTGATACAATCGTATTGGTCGCTGTTGTACCTACATACTGAGATAAACTGGCACTGGTGAAGTTGGGATAATCACCTTGAACTATATCAATACTCTTCTCTCGAAAAATCAATAGATGTGAAAAGTAAGAGTATAATCCAGTAAGACCACCACCCTGTCTATGACCCAATGTAATAAAAGAAAACGCTCCATACTGGTCGGGTCTTGCTGGATTAGAAAAGTATAACGTCAAGTCATCATCTCGACCACCATCCAAAAATAAACAATCTTTGTACACACCAACAAACCGAGCCTTGCGAGCAGGCATAATAACAGAAGTGTTCTCTGCTGGAGCCAAAGAACCCAATGCTGTATCCGGTATGTCATCAATAAAAATATCGTCTCGATTGTTCGCTATCTCTGCAACAAAATAATATGTAAGAGAATCGTTTCCACCATCAGCAGAAAAGTTCTTTGTTCGATATATCCTTCGAGCAACAATGTCCTCATTGCCTATTGGTATCTCTACATTCAAAGCATACTTAAGCGTGCTTGCTATTGTTGCCCACTCTACCGTATTGGAAAAAGAAGATAAGGGACTCTCGGAACCCGCTGTGTTTACAAAAGATACTTTGTATCTATATTTATTTTCCTTTGCATTGGTTGGTATTCCAAGACCCTTATCTTTAAAATCTCCATATATTGTAGCAGCATTGTCTGCATAAAACCAAATGCATATATTGTTTCCATCAGTTGATGTTGCAGCAGGATTTGTTTCCACACCCCACACCACAGGAGATGGAGGAAGAGCATCAAACCCCAACGGCAACTCTACCAAATAGTTTGCTGTATACGATGTGCATGGCCAAAGATGACTCTTCGCTGGTCGGTTGTATCCATTCACATATATAACGTATCGGCCAAACTGAGCGTACTGTGTTCCAACTTCAGATGACAATGGCAATACACGAGGAACTGACAACTCTTGTTTTTTTAATACAGCACCCGCAAAATCATTCAACTGAAACAATCCACCACCTTGTTCAAACAAAATGCTATCTTGTGCACCCTGGTGACGTTGCACATAAAACATGCTATCAATCACATTTACAAGAAAAGGACTCCAATCATTTGCATTAACATCATACTTCTCATACCCAATGCGATTTATCCAACCACCTGTTACAGGGTCAACACACCAGTTCTCTAGCTCAAACACTGCCGATGGAGGTTGTGGGACTTGCTGAAACAATCCCTTCAAAGCTATTATCTGAATATGAGTATCTTCCATTACAACCTCTTCAAAGGTGTCCACATCGGTACTGTATCAACACCACTCTCTTGCATGTAACCTTTTACCCATCGTCTTGGCTTTTGTGTCAAGAACCGCTGTTCCAACTTTATCAGTTCTTCGTTGTACTTTGCTCGGTATATACGACTCATCTGGGGATTGTCATGCTTATTGAATATATCCATCAACGACCCATAAGCCAACACAAGATGATGACTTTGTGGTAGGTCTGGGGTATCTGTGTTTTCTTGTAGTCTCGCAGGTCTATATATATATCGGACCGAAAGTTCATAGTCCTCGCTCTGTCTTGGATATAAACGAATCCTTTGAACATACCCGTCGGTAAACGTATACCGAGGATTATTAAGTACAAAACTACCACTTTGAAACTCGGCTTCAGTAAAATCTATATTTTCTGACAGTGTAGCAGACACTGCTTTTAATGCACCCACTTGATAAATACCATCAAACTCTGGGCTTGCTGCATCATTCTTTATATAAAATCGTCTTGCATATCCAGCTGTTGTCAAATCCAAAGCCGATGTCAATGTTAATCGCTCAGCATCACCCAATGTAAGAGGGTCTGAAAATGGAGACAAACCAGACTCTATCTCCGATGCTTGACCAGCTGCGGGATACTTCACATATGTATATGCAACTTGAACCGTTCGCGAACCTTGACCAGCACCTGTTGCTGTTGCTGTTGGTGTCAATACCACTGGTGGGGCTGACACGTACTCTGAGTCTTGCATAATCCAATAGTTGGGAATGTTGACTTCATCCAAAGGAAGATTGTAATACTCATCTTCATACCTTGTCAAAGGTATGTATCGCCCTACTGCCGTAGGAGATATACTCATACTGCGCTTTCCTACCTGTAAAAGAGAAACACAATCTTTGGGCAATCGAATATATCTTTGCTTAAACTTTATTGTTTTTCCTACAAAAGAACCTAGATTTTCTTTTATATAAAATATAACAGCAGAGGTAGGTTCTTTATACACAATCTCATACTCTGTTCCATCTATCTCTACTATATTTCCTTCAACCCATAAAGGTAAATCTGATGTTGTTGTGATTTGAGAAAGTTTCAATGCAGGTATGGGTAAACCGTTTGCTGTGTCTGTAACATCAGTGTAGACCTTTATCTTTACTTCTTTCTGGGCAAAGGTAAAAGCCTTCTCCGCAAACAGCATACGATATGTTTCATTGATTACATTGTCAACCTGTGCGCTATATACCTTGTTTGTGTTCGGGTCATAGTCTGTAATGTTCGCAATGTATTCTCTAATCTCACGTAGATTCATAATGCCATCCTATAAAAATGGGGGCGAAAAAAATCACCCCCATTGGAGAGAAACTTTATAGATTAAAAGTTTGGAAGAACGTATACTGTAGCAACACCAGCAGCAGCCGCTTCTGTAGCAACAGCAACAATCGGAAGCAATGAAAATGTTGCAGAACCACCTTCGTCAACATTTACTTTACGAACAGCAAGTTCACCAACAACTGTACCCGCTTGAAGAACATCTCCAGGAGCAGTAGCACCAGCAACATTCGCTTCGCAAATCCCTCGAATACACACTCGAACTGAATCTCCAGCAGAAGCGGCTTCAAGAGCGATACCAACACAGAAGTAGAGTTTTGCTCCACCAGCATCAGTAGGCTTTACTTTTAATGCTTTGTCGCTATCTGTCCCTTGT